TTCTTTGATCAGGTATTGAATCTTACATTTAAGAAGATGAGTAAGCAGACTCACAATGAGTTGAAGCTAATCTCTTATGCAAGACCACATGTAGTGGTAGAGGATAACAACGGCAACAAGTTCCTAATGGGATTAGATTATGGTGCTGAGGTTAATGGTGGTACTATCGTTACGGGTGCTGCTATGGGTGATCTTTCTGGATACACTTTGACTCTTAATGCTCAGGAGAAGATCCCTGCTAACTTCGTAGATGCTACGATTACTGCTAGTGCTTCTACTATTAGTGATCTCTAAGATTAGATCCTTATAGAATCAAAAAAGCCCTTCCATTACGGAGGGGCTTCTTTTTTGGTAGCAAGGCTACCTAAGAGAGATGAACGAGGCAAATATAACCATTATATATCTTTTGGGTTTTATAATTAGATGATAATTGTAGAAGAAAATACAACTCCACAGATAACTATGTATCTCAGGGATTTCACAACGGAATCTTTTGAGATGGAAATTATCTCAGAGAGTGAAAGAGTTGAGAAGGTAGATACTGCTATATCTGGATCATATGATGATTTCAGGAAGGTTCTAACCTTCTCCTATGATGTTTCTGCTTTAGTAGCGGAGAGTTTTTATGTGATCAAGATTTGGGAAGTGGGTAAAATCAAACTACTTTCACAAGACAAGATGTATATCATTCCGACAGGATCTAGTGTAGCAACATATCAGCCAAAGATGGCTACTACAGAAGAGACTATGGATAACGAGTTTAAGATTTATGGAGAATAGTCAATTCAAGTTTGTTCAATTATCTAGTTATACTAGCCCTGTTGTAAGTGAGAATCCTCGCAAGGGATGGGTAGAGTATGGAGATGATAATGATTACTTTCAGTATCTGATAGATCGTTACAACGGATCTCCTACGAATAATGCAGTAATCTCTGGAGTCATTGATATGATCTTTGGTCAGGGTATTGATGCTACGGATTCGGGTAAGAATCCAGATGGATATCTTCAGTTGAGAAAGTTGATTAAGGATTCGGAGTTGAAGAAGGTAATCAATGATTACTATATGCTAGGCAATGGTGCTTTTCAGTTGATCTATAATGAGAATAAGAGTAAGATTGTTGAGGTATATCATATGCCTGTGGAGACTCTTAGAGCCGAAATGTGTAATGATGAAGGAGAGGTTGAAGCGTATTTCTATGCCTATGATTGGTCTTCTGTTAAATCACAAAAAGGAGTAGAAAGGATTCCTGCTTTTGGTCATGGCGAGAAGGGAGATAAGGTTGAGATTTTATACTTCAGACCTTATCGCAGTGGTTCTTACTATTATTCTCCTGTTGATTATCAAGGTGCTTTACCTTATGCAGAGTTAGAGGGTGAGGTAGCTAACTACCATATCAATAATATCAAGAATGGTCTTGCTCCTAGCATGATCGTGAACTTTAATAATGGAGTCCCTCCAGAGGAGGAAAGAGATAACATTGAATCTCAGATAAAGCAGAAGTGGGGAGGATCTAGTAATGCAGGGAAGTTCATTCTTTCTTTTAATGATTCTTCAGATTCTGCTGCTTCTATTGAGCCTGTTCAGTTATCAGATGCTCATAATCAATATGAGTTCCTATCTAGAGAGAGCCAACAGAAGGTTCTAGTAGGTCATAGAATCACTTCTCCTATGTTATTTGGGGTGAAGGATCAAACAGGGTTAGGTAATAATGCTGATGAGATTAAAACGGCATTCACCTTGTTTGATAATAGTGTGATCAGACCTAAGCAGAATCAGGTGATAGATGCCTTAGATGATATCCTAGCTTTTAATAATGTTGCTTTGAGTTTATACTTTAAGACTCTTGCTCCTTTGGAGTTCACAGAAGTTGAAGATGTAACGGATCAGAAAACGATAGAAGAGGAAACAGGAATCAAGAATGATGGTGTTGATGTAATCGCAACTCCAGATAAAGTAGAGGAAGAGTTGATACAGAAAGAAGCATCATATAATGGAGCGCAGATTGCAGGTGCTATTGACATTATCGCTAAGGTAAGCGAGGGTATCTTGACTCAGGATCAAGCAATCACATTCTTAATTCAGATGCTTCAATTCTCTCCTGAAGTAGCTAATGCATTATTTACAGGAGATTCCTCTCAGGCTATTACTACGATGATGTCGCAGAAGAAGCACGAGTGTTCTATGGATATACCGAAGGAGTATGATAGCATGGTTGATGACCTTATCACTTTAGGCGAAGATGTAGATGAAGATCAATGGGAACTAGTAGATGAGCGTGATGTAGACTACGATCAGGAAGATGCACTAGACTCAACGCTGAAGTTTGCCTCTACTGGTACAGCAAGACCTAACGCTAACAGCGAACAAGATGGAGAGAATGCAGAGGGTACTCAGTTTTTAGTTCGTTACAGATACGATGGTAGCAAATCACCACAGCGTGAGTTCTGCCGTAAGATGATGACAGCGAACAAAGTCTATCGCAAGGAGGACATCATAGCTATGGACAACCAAGCTGTGAACNCTGGGTTCGGTGTTAATGGNGCAAGTACCTATTCAATCTGGTTATATAAGGGTGGTGCTAGATGTAAGCACAAGTGGGTTCGTAGAACCTACATGAGTAAGGGAGGAGTAAGACCTGATGTTAAGAGTCCGAATGCTGAAACAATCAGCACAACGAGAGCAAGACAGAAGGGATTTAGACCAGAGGCTAATAATGACAAAGTAGCTATAACTCCTAGCAATATGAAGAACAAAGGATTTATTAACCCACCTTCTCAGAAGGATATTCAAGGAGGAATATAATGGCTCAGATACTATTTGTCAGCCCTGCTGATGTTATAAAGAGAACAGGGATCAACGGCAATGTTGATCGTGATCAGATGATTCAGTTTATTAAGATTGCTCAGGATATTCATGTGCAGGGGATCTTAGGAACTAGGTTGTTTGATAAGTTGAAATCAGATATTTCAGCAGGGAATATACCTAGCAATTATCAGAGCCTTCTAGATGATTATATTCAGGATATGGTAATCCACTATGCAGCGGTAGAGATATTGCCTTACATCCATTATAAGGTAGCAAATGGAGGCATCTATACGAAGGGATCTGAGAATGGAACGAATGTTACAAAGGAGGAGTTAGATTACTTGGTACAGAAGGAGCGAGATATAGCGGAGCATTATGCTAGGAGATTTGTGGATCATATGAGTTTCAATAATGCGTTATATCCTGAGTACAATCAGAATAATAATGATGATATGTATCCTAGTAAGAATCAAAATTTTGCAGGTTGGGTTCTGTAAAGAATACATATAAGCCTAAACAGGCTAACATCCAGAAGTTGAAGAAGTACCTCATGAAAAAGAATAAGAAATGAGTAACAATATAAATTGGGGAAAGATATATGAGTCTACTGCTTGGGGTAGTGGGGTTACAGATAACAACATCTCTTGGGGTAAGTCATATGCTGATTTAGCAGGAGGTGGTGGTTTTGATGCGGACTATCAAGCGGTGTTAGATTATGCTACAACGCAAGGATATACGCTACCAAGTGCTTCACAACAAACCTTGCAGAATACGCTTGTAACGGATTTGAAAACGGCTGGTGTTTGGAGTAAATTAGACACTTTTGTGATATTTGCTACTGATGGCGATAGTGACTTTGCGTTGATTGATTGGAAGCGATTAACTGATTATACTGCGGTGAATAGTCCTACTTTTACGATAAATGTAGGTTTTAATACAAATGGCACATCATCATATATTAATGCAAATTATAATCCATCAACATCGGCAGTTAATTATTTATTAAATGATGCGTGTTTTGGAACTGGTGGTAATTTATTGACTACATCAAATTTATTAGGCACAAACCTTGCTCGTGGCAATATGCGCGGTACTGCATCAAATTTCAATGGAATAAATTCTAATAATTCAATAGGCAATACTTTGCCATTCACAAGTCAAACAGCAGTTCTATGGCACGATAGAAATTCATCTTCTTTTTATAGAAGGATGCAAAATGATGCAGAATTAGAAAGTGTTGCGCAAATATCTTCACAACTTCCTAATATTTATGAGATAATGAGGTATCCATTTGGCTACGCAACTACAAGCGATAAATTTGCATACTTTTTTGCGGGAGCGTCTTTATATAATGAAAGAGCGGATTTTTCCAATGCTATTAACTCTTATATGGCAAATATATGATAGTCCTACATCCAAATACAACACAATACAACAACTTAAACGGCTATCGTTATAAATCAAGTGAACTATTATTTGTTAAAGATGGCAATGACAATTGGATTGTAGGTACTGCGGTATTGAATGATTCTGCCTTTGC